CATGGTTCGTCAGTTTGTAGGCTCCCACTACTTCAAGAACCCGGCAGATATGCGGGTGCCTACCAACATGCTTGAATTGGCTGTGACTATTTATGTCAGTAGGCTGGCGGCGCGGTCCCCGCGAGTCATGGTTTCCGCCATTGACGATTCAATGCGCCCATTCGCAAAGAACATGGAATTGGCTCTGAATCAGATTCCAGAAGAGATTGGCCTGCACAAGGTCTTGCGCCGAGTGGTCCTGGAGGCGATCTTTGGCATTGGTGTCGTCAAGGTGGGGATCTGCTCTGGGCAAAGGTCTTACATGGGCCACGATGTTGGCGAGTCGTTCGTCGACGTCGTGACTCTCGATGATTATTTTTTGGACATGAGCGCAAAATCCCGATCAGGGATTCAGTTCGAGGGGAACGACTATTGGCTCTCGATCGATGACGCCAGAGCCATGTATGAAGATGGCAGCCCCTCAGAAATCGAGCCAGACAAGCACACTGTCACTGGCGACCAGGGCGAGGCCAGGGCCGAGGGGATCAGTGTAGACGAAGGCGCCGACCTCTATTCCGAAAAAGTCTGGATGCGTGACGTTTGGTTGCCAGGAAGCAACCAAATGGTGACTTATGGTGTGAAGAGCCGGAAACTCTTCCGCGTTGTTCCTTGGGATGGGCCAGAGCATGGGCCATACTTCACGCTTGGTTTCTCGGATGTTCCGGGGAACCTTTTGCCGCTCCCACCTGCTTCGCTGTGGATCGATCTTCACGAGCTGGCCAACTCGGTATTCCGGAAGCTCGCGCGCCAGGCTGACGCAAGGAAAACCATTGCAGCGTTTCCAGGTGGTAATGACGAAAGCGTTGAGGCGCTGAGAAAAGCGTCTGACGGCGAAGGCATTCGCTACAGCGGAGCGAAGCCGGAGATGATTTCTGTGGGGGGGATCGACCAGGCGAGCTTGGCCTTCTTCCTGCAGACGCGGGACATGTTCTCCTACTTTGCGGGCAACCTCGATGCGCTAGGTGGACTCTCTCCCCAATCCGAGACGGCGAAGCAGGACCAGCTGATTAGCGACGCTGCCAATGCTCGACTCGATTATTGGATATCGGAGAACACCTACTTTGTGGAGTCCGTGTTCAAGTCGTTGGCTTGGTACGAGTGGACCGACCCTATGCGGACCCGAACAATCCAAAAGCCGGTAGAGGGCTCCGACATTGTTCTGAGGCGCGAGTGGTCGAAGGAAACGCGAGAAGGCGATTTCCTCGACTACAACATCAAGCTCGACGCTTACTCTCTGCAGGCAGACACGCCAGCGCTGAAGCTACAGAAAATCGGCATGGCCCTTGAGCGCTTTGTATTCCCAGCCATGGAAATGATTCAGCAGCAAGGTGGCTCAATCGATTTCAAGAAGCTGTTGGAATTGGTGGGGAAACTGGGGAATGTCGAGGAAATCAAAGAGATCGTAGTCTTCGGAGGCCCCCAGCAGCAGAGCCGGCCTATGGGCGGAAGCCCACAGCCATCGTTCAAGCCCTCTCATACGACCAGAACGTATGAGAGGGTGAACAGGCCCGGCGCTACTCGCTCTGGTAAGGATGACGTGATGTCGAGGCTGCTTCTGGGCGGAAACGTCCAGAGTAGCGAGGCGGCTACAGTTGGCAGGCCAATCTCATGACGATCTACTGCTACAGGCTGCAGAACGGAAAGGTTATAGAGCGTGATTTCCCTATGGGGAATGCCCCACAGAGGATAGACCTTGAAGGCCTTGGTGTCGCTATACGGGACTACAGGGCAGAGATGCCGTCTATCCCCTCTTCAATTGGCTGGCCCATGGAGTGTTTGGCCAGTGGTGTGAATGCCGTTGACGCCGAAGAGCTTCGTAGGAGACTCGCCGAAAGCGGAGTCCCAACGGAGGTGACCCGAGACGGGAATCCAGTTTATCTGGACGCACAACATAGAAAAAGAGCGCTAAAGGCTAGGGGCCTGTTTGACCGAAGTGCCTACTACTAAGAGTGGAGGAAGAGACGTTGGGACAGATCGAAACGGATTCGCCGAAAGCGGAGCCCAAAGCCTCTGGCGGCTTGGTTGATGAAATTGACGCCAGCGTAGAAGAGGCGATGGTCGAATTTTCCTCTTCGAAGAAACCCGCTGGAGAAGAGGAAGAATCGGCAGTTGCCGTTGATGAGGATCTTGAGGACACTGAGGCTCCTCTTGAGGAGGGGGGAAGGCCGGAAAGCGAGGCGCCCCCAATATCAGATCCGGACATAGAAAGGGCCGTAAAGGCCGGTCTCTCTGTTTCCGAGGCCAAGAGCTTCCAGAGCAAGTCCCTTCTGTTATCCATGTGTGATAGGCTGGAGGGAATGAGTAGCCAGGATGGCGTCGGCAAGATTAGTGCCAAGACGACGCAAGACGGCGAAGACGCTGATCCCGTGGCCTCGATCCCTGACCTTGACCCAGACGAGTATGACGAGCAGATCGTCAGCGGGTTCAAGGCCATGAAGGAGATCATCCGCGCTCAGCAAGACACAATCAAAGGCATGCGAACGCAGGCCGTTGGCGATTGGGTCGGAGATCAGCTTGAGGGCATGAAAGACTTGACGGGTGGAGACTCCACCAAGGAGACAGCAGTTCGCCTCAAGTTCGACATGTTGACGGCAGGCTACAATGCCACCGGGCACGACATTCCTAAACAGGAGGTTTTCAGCGAGGCGGCAAAGCTGGTCCTGGGTGACGAGATGAAGTCCGCTCGGGCTGAAGCCAACAGAGATGCTGCGAAAAGGCGAAGTGGGCAGAGGATCAACAGGCCCTCAAGCAATCGTGTGAAGCCGAGGGCTGACGTATTTGAGGACACTGCCGCAGAGATCGATCGCAAGTATTTCTCATAACCTGGCGCTATTGGCGCCTGAAGAGGAAGGTAGGGAGAGATCACAATGTCGGGACTCGCATTCAGCGAAATCGATGACGCTGTTCTGCTTACGCAGAGCAAGTTCATTAAGCTAGGCGCCTTCGTCGACATGCAAACGGACCTGGTTGACCATGTCGCCGTCCGAGAGATGTGGAAGGGGCGGCAAAAACAGTTCGATGGTGGCAACGACTGGGAGTTCAATGCCCAGATGGACCACAACCATAGCGCCAGAACGGTTGGCCTTTACGAGACTGACGGCTCTGCCCTGAACGACACGATGGTCAAGGGTCAGGTATCGCCCCGCCATCTGAATGCACACTACATCTACGATCAGCGCGAGAAGGCCTTCCAGCGCGGTGGTAGGGCCATCGTTGACCTGGTCAAGACTCGCTATGTAGCGATGATGGTCTCTTTCTATGAGTTGCTCGAAGAGATCCTTTGGGGCAAGCCTGACGACTCCAGTGATACCAAGACCCCGTATGGTCTGGCGTACTGGGTGACAAGGAACGCAACCGAGGGGTTCACCGGAGCCGACCCGGCTGGATTCACTAGTGGGCGCGCCGGAATCTCGACCACGAATTACCCCCGGTTCGCGAACTGGTCTGCATCCTACGCAAGCGTTACCAAGACCGACTTGCTGCGGAAAATGCGCACAGCCCATCGCAAAAGCCGGTTCCGTTCTCCCGTCATGCATTCCGAGCCCATGCTTGGTTCCATGAAAAACGGCATCTACGCCAACAGCGACACAATTGGCCTGCTGGAAGAGATCTGTGAAGACCAGAACATGAACCTCGGTAACGACCTTGACAGCAAGGGAGGTCGGGTACTTTTCAAGGGCACCGCGCTCACCTATGCCCCCCATCTCGACGATGACGCTGCCGACCCCATCTACATGTTGGATTGGAAGTGGTTGGCCATTGGCGTCATGTCGGGGTGGGAGAACAATCTTTCCGCCCCATACATGGTGCCCGGAAAGCACTTGGTCCGCAGGGTTGACTTGGACGCTTCCCTCAACATGATCTGCACAGATCCCCGGAGGCAGTGTGTGATTTATAAGGCGTAGTAGGATTGCCCCGCAAGTAGGGCAATCCACCTTCAGTTGAATTGAAGCCACGGGAGAAAGAAACACAATGTCTCAGGACCAAAGCGTCAACTCCCCTATCGCGGGGAGCGATCACAAAATCAAGTTCGTCTGGTACAGCGGCACCGATGCGCTCAAGAAGGGCGAGGCAGTCTGCTACAACTCTGACTACGGCACTGCCGCAGACGCAGACTCCTCAAGGGCGAATCGCGTTGAGCGCCCCAGCCCTTCGAACAACAAGGACTTCGCTGGTGTCGCTGTGCGGAGCTATTCCGCGAAAAGCACTGGCCAGTTCATCGAAATCTACTGCCCAGGATCGAAGGGTGTGCCGGTTGCGCTTGCGGTTGACACCGTAATCAACACTGGGATGCTGACCTTCTGCGTCGCAGGCAAGTACGACCAGGGAGCCTCTGGCGGAAGTGGGACCGATGGTGGTCGCTTTTACACCGGCAAGTACGTCGGGCGCGGAAGTGTCATTCCCCGCCAAACCGTAACTGCGATCATAGAGGCGTCAATGGCTGGAGCTTGGTCTCTGGCCAGCGATGGTGTCACGCTTACTGTGTCAGACACTACTGGCCTGGCAGCCGGAGACACGGTTGTCATTCTGGGTGGCGAGGACGACGGGACCGATACCGTGGTGCCTGGCAAGTACACCATTGCCTCGATCACCAGTGGCACAGTTCTCGTCCTTTCTATCTCAGCTGGGGCGGTGGCGACTCCGACGAGCGCCTGCACCTGCACTGGATATGCCTATACCGGCAACCCGACGGCGATCTGCGACCTGCTCGACGGCGAAGAGAGCGGGGGGGTTGAGTTCCTCAACATCCCAAATGCTGGCAAGGTTGGAATGCCCTACATGACCGGAGGTGTCTCCTATGTTTGTGGCGGTTTGACCATTGCGGCCGACGTGGATATCACCTTCGCGCAGGGAGTGGTTCCTGGCGACAGGAAGGCGTTTATCCTGCTTGGCGCTCTCACCACCAGTGACTTCACCGTCGACCTGGCCACCAATGGCATCCAGATCGATGGGTCGACGGCACTGGCGGAGGTCAATGCGATCGATGCGGCTGCAGATGCATGCTACCTGGAATTCCATGGCGCTCGCTGGTTCGCCCAAGACCTCGTTGGTGGAGCGGCCCAGGCGTAGTCACTTTTGATTGGCCGGCCCCTGCCGGCCAATCTCGTAGCAATCACCGTTAGGGGAAGCCGATGGCAAAGTCGTCAAGCTCAGTCAAAGAGGAGGGGCCTGTAAAGGCTGAAGATGAGATCGAGGTGCGCGTCGATGAGTTCGCCTTGGGCATATTCCAAGCTCTGGGCTTCATTGGCCGCTTGCCAGACGATCTGGTGCAGGTATACAATGACTTCAAGCGCGTCAAAGACAAGTTGAGCCCCGGCCGACTATCTTCAGAAGGTTTCGCGACGGTGATGTCTATCTACAAGCGCAAGTAGGATGCAAATTGGCCGAATCTGAACTTTCCATAACTTACGGCGACCTCCTGGCCGAGGTTGCAGCCTACGTTGGTTACGGGGTGGACGATGCTGCGTGGACAGCCGCACAGCTCGCTGAGCTTGATAGGTATGTTCAGGCTGGGGTTCGCCGCTTCTACTATCCCCCTGCTGCGCAGGGGGCTGAAGCCGGATACCAGTGGTCATTTCTTCAGCCTGTAACAAGTCTAAGTACTGCTGCGGATGACGCAGCCCAAGACCTACCTGACGGCTGTGGGAGGGTATTGGGCGGGTTTCATTTCGATGAGACTGAGCACCGCCGCTCGATTGTTCAAGTAAGCGAGGATAGATACCAGTCTCTGCTTTCTAGGTCCGAGGACACAGGCCCGCCGCAGGTGGTTAGAATCAGGCATAAGGCTCAAGTTGAAGGCGAGGGCCAAAAACTTGAAGCGGCTTGGTGGCCGATCCCCGATGCAACCTATGTTCTGACTTACCGATACGAAGCCTATTCTGGCAAGTTGGATGGCACTAATGTCTATCCACTTGGTGGAATGCGTCATGCGGAACTGTTGATCGCCTCATGCCTAGCAGTTGCTGAGCAGCGTGCGAACGACGAGAAGGGCATTCATAGCGAAGACTTCGGCAGAATGCTTGTCTCTGCGATTCAGCAGGACAGAAGGCTAGGGGCCAGGCATTTCGGGGCCATGGGCGACCACTCTTCAGATTGCGCAATCGTCCCAAGACATGGCGATACCGGGATCGGGTACGACATCACCTACAAGGGTGACACTTATTAGGGGGCTTCTCATGAGTGACACAACCCTGAATGCTGCGACAACAGAGCCCAAAGACAGGAATTTTCGATACACTTGCGAGATCTGGTCTGGCATCTACCGCAAGGCTGGTGCTGCCGCTACTGGCACAGCAGCCGCAATTGACACAGCCGTTGCGTTAGCTGGACCACTGACTATCA